AAACTCAAGTATGATTATCAACTGTGGATTGATAGTGATATTATCTTTAACTCTGCACAATTTCTGCAGTTAGTTCTTATGCAGAAGGATATTGCTGCTGGTTGGTACATGACCGAAGATGGACGCACAACTTCTGTTGCTCACTGGTTGGAGGAGCAAGACTTCCGTACCAATGGAGGTGTCATGAATCATGAAACTGGCGAAAGTATGCAAAAGCGCCGTAAGCCCTTCACGGTGGACTACACAGGATTTGGGTGGGTACTGATCAAAAATGGAGTTTTTGAACACGAAGAAATGAAATATCCTTGGTTTGCTCCTAAGATGCAAGAATTTGAGTCTGGAGAGGTACAAGATATGTGCGGAGAAGATGTTTCTTTCTGTCTAGATGCGATTGCAGCAGGTTTTGAGATCTACTGTGACCCAAATATCAGAGTTGGACATGAAAAAACAAGAGTTATCTGATAGATATAACGTTTCAATCAAGGGTGTAGTGGCATGGAAGGATCTTTCAGAGGAAGAAATGTTCAATACTCTTGAAGATCTTGCCATTCAGTACTACGAAAAGGGGCATCCTAACGCAAAAGACATTAATGTAGAGGTAATTAAGTGAATACTATTGAAAGAAAACCGAAAAAAACAAAACAAGGGAAGGGTAGACATACAAAATATGCTGCAAGTTCCCGTAATTCAAAGAAAAAACGTCCTAGAGGTCAAGGATGAACCTAATTTGCAATCTTCCTGCCGAAAAAGTTTGGGTACGTAAGGAATATTTGCGAGATCATCAAGATGGACATGGTGAATATGTAGAGGGCGTCTGGGTTTCGGCAAAATCGATACCTGGTCGCGCTTTTTACTTTGAGACATACCTACCAGAATACGGTGCAATGTTCGATAAACTGCCTATTAGTGCATTTGTCAGAGCACCAAAGGCACCAGATCCTGATATGACACTTGAAAATCTCCAATTTTGGAACTGTATGGACTATGGAGTCGTGGCAATCAACAAAGGTTTCGTCTCTTCAATGGATTGTGAGGTCTATACAAGAGATCATGGATTCATTAAAGGTCAATATTTGTTTACATTAGACAATTACCATGCAAATCCAGACGTAGTAGACAATAATGTAAGTGAAGTTCCACAAGAACACAAGTCTCATAACTGCATAGCACTCGAAAATGGGCAGTTTGCACTGTATCCTAACAATCGGATGCGTCTATATGACCTTTCTATCACTCCTGAGATGCCAAAGAAACCTGATTTTAAGGTTTCTACTATAGAATATCAAGTTGAGGCAGGAACAGACTGGGGAAGACTGGGAGATACTGATGAATATTTCTGGGAAACAGCAAAAGAGAGGTCAGTTAGCGAGTGGATTGACGAAAAAAGTGGAGAAATTGAGTAGTTGTAAAAAAAGTTGTCGTTAATACGTATAAATAAATTTAAAGCTACGATAATATGCCTATTTCCAATAGGATTACCTCAAAATCGTTCAAAGATATCAGTTTTTCATTCACACCTCACCCAGTAACGAATGATTTGCTCGTTGTTAAGAACGAAGATGCAATAAAGACAGCAATTAAGAATTGTGTTTTTACACTTCCTGGTGAAAAATTTTTTAATGCACAATTTGGATCGCCAATAAGAGATACTCTGTTTAATTTAATTGATGATGCAACTGCTTCTGTAGTTTCTGATACAATTAAGAACACAATTCAGTTATATGAAACTAGAGTTAGTAATGTTAGTGTTGAAGTTGAGTCTAGACCTGACCTAAATGCATTTGGAGTAACAATATTTTATGATATTATTGGGGATTTATCCTCAGCCCAAGCAATTTCGTTCATCCTAGAGGCTACAAGATAATGCCATCTAATAAGTTTACAAATTTAGACTATGAGGATATTAAATCCTCTATTAAAGACTACCTAAGAGCAAATACCGACTTTACTGGTTTTGACTATGAAGGGTCAAACATGTCGGTTCTTATCGATACATTAGCATATAACACATATCAGACTGCATTTAACACTAATATGGTTGTTAATGAATCTTTTATAGATTCTGCTACTCTTAGAGAGAACGTTGTTTCACTTGCTAGAAATATTGGTTATGTTCCTAGATCAAGAACTGCTGCACAAGGTACAATAAGTCTTAGTGTTACTGATCCAAGTAGTGTTATCAATGGAAATACACTGACTTTAAGAAAGGGTTTAGTTTGTACTGGTGATTCTTCTGGAACAACATATGCTTTTGCCATTCCAGAGGATAGAACAGTAGCAGTTGTAAATGGAGTTGCTGATTTTGGGCAGTTTGAGGTATATGAAGGAACATTATTATCAAAAGCATTTACAGTTAGTGGTCATAGTGAGCAGAAGTTTGTTTTAGATAATCCATTTATTGATACATCGACTATTAGAAGTGTTATTTTTAGACCTGGAGAGATTGGAGATGGTAGAAGATATAGATTAGTTGATAATATCGTTAAAATTACCAAAGACTCTGAAATTTTCCTACTTCAGGAGATTGAAGATGAAAAATATGAAGTTCTTTTTGGTGATGGATTTTTTGGTAAGAAATTAGATCCAAATACAGATATTAGAATCGATTATATTGTAACTGAGGGTAGAGAAGGAAACGGTGCTCGTAATTTTTCATTTGGAGGAGATTTTTATGATGGTTTGAATGTTAGTGTAAATCAGAGCACCCTAACTATCACGTTAACTACCGTTCAAGCCGCTCAGAGTGGCGATGAGATCGAGTCAATTAACTCAGTTAAGTATTATGCTCCTAGGTTATATTCATCGCAATACAGGGCGGTTTCTGCAACTGATTATGAAGCGATAATTCAGCAAATTTATCCCGATACTGAGAGTGTTTCAGTCGTTGGTGGTGAAGAGTTAGACCCACCACAATTTGGAAATGTCATAATTAGTATCAAACCAAGAAATGCTAACTTTATTTCTGACTTTACTAAACAACAAATTACAACTGAGTTAAAGAAATTTGCTCTTGCAGGAATTAATCAACAATTAGTTGATCTACAAATCCTAACTGTTGAGTATGATTGTTTTGTATATTATAATAGTAATATATTCAATGATGTATCTACTCTTCAAACAAGAATCAGTAATTCTGTTCAAAAGTATGCTAATTCCTTAGATCTCAATAAATTCGGTGGAAGATTCAAGTATAGTAAGTTCGTTAATATTGTCGATGATTCTGATAGATCGATTACGTCAAATATTACAAGAATCCAAATGAGAAGAGACCTTCGTGCAGAAATTAATGTTACGAGTCAATATGAATTATGTTATGGTAACCAATTCCACGTTAATTTAGAAGGTAGGAACATTAAATCCACTGCTTTTAATATCAGAGGAGAAAGTGCACCTGTTTACTTTAGTGATGAACCAGATGGCAGCACAACCACAGGAAGACTAACTATTGTTAGCGTAGATAGTAATGGTGAAGTTGTTACTATAGACGGTAATGCAGGTACAGTTGATTATACGCATGGAGAAGTTCTTATTAATTCAATTTTCATTACTGGAACTTCTTTAAGTCAAAATATTATTGAAATACAAGCAACTCCAGAGTCTAATGATGTCATAGGATTAAAAGATTTGTACCTCAATGTAGATTTATCTAAAAGTACTATAAATATGATTAAAGATACGATTAGTTCGGGAGATCAGATTTCTGGAGTATCATATCCAACTTCTTCTAGCTACACTAACGGATCACTAACTCGATAGAATGATAAACAAGAGAGTTAAAATAAAAGATGTTATTGAGAGCCAACTTCCTCGGTTTGTATTAGAAGATAACCCAAAATTTGCCGATTTTCTAAGACAATACTACATTTCTCAAGAATTTCAAGGTGGTGCGATTGATCTTGCGGAAAATTTAGATCAATACATCAAATTAGATAATCTGGTTGATAATGTAATTAATCCAGACATTATTTTAGAGAGAGCGTGTACATCTACAGACACTGATATTGTATTGTCTAGTTCTGATGGTTTGCCTGATGAATATGGTTTAATAAAAGTTGGTGATGAGATCATAACATATACTGAAAGAGATGGTAATACTGTTAAGGGTTGTATTAGAGGGTTTAGTGGTATATCAAAGTATAGAGATGAAAACAACCCTGAAGAGTTAATTTTTGAATCTACAGATACATCTGCTCACGTTTCAGGAGTTGTTGTATTTGATACAACTGGATATACTGCTGCTGATTACTATTATCAGAGTGCCACCATCACTAAAATGTTTGGCATCATTCGTGTTAAAGCTAGCGGAACTAGTGGTAGAAGCACTCCCACTACATTCAGACTAGGTATCACGAATATTGATAATGATTTTTACCAATTAAGTAATGCTAATAGAGATTCAAATGCAAATGATTTAACAACTCTTGGTATTGATTCTTTAGGTTTAAATCAAACTATTGTAATTGATGAAGGTGATACAATTGAGTTCATTGTAAATGCACAGGGATTCCCTCTTTGGATTCAAAGTACAGGTAATGGATATGATACAACTACAGTTTTAACAACTGGTATTACTAATGGTGGAGCAAGTACAACTACAACAGTTCAAAATCTTAGTGTAGAATTTTTAAAAGAGTATTATATTAAATTAAAGGAATTATATGCTCCTGGTTTTGAAGATAGAACCTTAAGTTCAGGTATTAATGTAGGAAATTTCCTCAAAAACGTAAATTCTTTCTATAAAACAAAAGGAACTAGAGAATCATTTAGAATTTTATTTAATGTTCTTTATGGTAAAAAGGTTCAAGTAGTTGACCTTGAAGATTTTGTTGTCAAATCATCTACTTCTGATTATTTAAGAAGAGCTATTGTTGTTGTAAAAGCGATTAGTGGAAATCCTCTACTACTTACTGGTCAAACTCTTTATCAAGATTCAGACCCAACTAATGCAGATGTTCAAGTTGCATCTGGTCCTATTTCTGAGGTAGAAATTTTTACTCGTCAGGGTGAAGAGTTTTATAAAATTCCTCTTTTTGTTGGATTTAACGAACAGTCTTTGGTCTCTGGTGAATTCTTTGTTCCAGGTTTTACTAAAAATACTCTACTTGCTTCTGCTAATACCAGAGTTATCAACGTAGATAGTACCGTTGGTTTTTCTAGGAGTGGT